TATCGATGATGACCCAACTAAACCTCCTACGATCAGTGATTTGAAAAAACTATCAGACGAGATTAACAAGATTGATCCATCGACTGGTAAGATAAAAGGCTATACTGCTGACGAAGTAAGAGATCTACAAAAACAATATGATGATACGATAGAGCGAATGAAACAAACTCAAAGATCTAAAGATGGACTTTATACACCGGCTATCATCAATCAAGGGTCAGGTTTATTAGGATCATTATCTGGTACTGGTGCTAACTTAACGAACAGTATCGATAGTTTCTTAAAGACTGGCGCTAACATACGTAATGGACTCATTGACCAAGGTTATACATATAACCCTATCACTAAGGAATGGACTAAATGAGTGATGTAGATATAAATCAAACTGATATAAACACAGTATCTAAAGCTGATAAAGACGCATTTGAAGATCCTCAAGGTGTGTTCCCACGCCGTGAATACTTTAATATTGCATCGACTAACTTGGCTGCTCGTGGGTTAAAGAGAAATAACCTTTATATTGGTGGTGGACATGTAGCCCTAGATTTAGGGTTGCAACCATATGCAAGATCACAATACCCACTCAATCAAGTAAGAGAGACTATATCAGGCCATGTTACCGAAGTAGATGATACTCCTGGTGGTGAACGTATGTTATTTAAGCATCGTACAGGCGCCGGCGTAGAGATGAGGCCTGATGGTACGGTTATCATTAGCTCTACTCATAATACGATCATGATTAGTGGAGGAGATCAGAAAGTAATCGTAGAAGGCAATGGAGAAGTAGTATATAATGGCAACTTAAAACTAAACGTTGCTGGTGATTTTGACCTGAAGGTTGGTGGTAACTTTAATATAACTACTGGTGGTGATAAAAAGGAACAGATAAACGGTGGTTATGAACAGAACGTTGTGAAGAACCATAATACTTACATAACTCAAAATAAGGCTGAGTATGTTGTTGGAGTATCAAACGAGACTATACTCGATGATAAGTATACGATCGTAGGTGCTAATTCTGTTTGGTATAACGAAGGTGATATGAACGTACACGTTGGTACAAAAGACCCTGATGATGGATCAGGTACATTGACTGGTAGATTGACCATGACAGCTACGAATAGTGTATATCTCACATCTGATAACATGAACTTAAACGCTAGGGATATGACATGTGCTGGTGATGTAGGAACTATCGGCGGTGAGAATATCATCATGTACAACTATAACATGTACACTGGACATTCAATAACTGCACAAGACACAATAAGCACACATACTGCATATACAGAAAGAACTAATGCAACATCTATGCATGCTACCACTTTCCATGGTGATTTGACTGGCCGAGCTGATACTGCTATCGCGTCTGATACTGCAGTTTATGCTTCTTATGGTGGTGGACCTGGTGGGCCCGCTGGTTGGACTAATACCGATACTACTGAACCAGCTACTTCTATAGACACAAGAGCTACAAAGGAAATGACTGAGACTCTCGCTAACTATCTGCAGCATAATAGTTCTATTGGATCAATGAACGTTAACGTCGATCCAGGCGATGTGATGAAGAATAATATTGATATGAACTCAAAGTACGGTAATATATCAGCACGCAAATTAAATACAGCAGAGATCAGATCTAAGTTGCGCGATCCTAATACTCTACGCAATACATCATTTATTGGTTCACAGATCAATGAAGGTAAGTTATCAGAAACATACACTAAGCAAATACCGCCTAAGGTTGGTAGAGTAGTGAACAACACTTCTACACCAAACACTGGATCTCGCATCATGCCTAATGCACCAGGTGGTAAGACAAAGAGGTTTAAGACACAATGATTTATGTAGTTGAACCTCGATTTAATCCTGAAAGAAATAGGCCTATTACTGCTCATACTAAGCTAGCTCCTGGTATTACCATGGCTAAGTTCTTAGGAGGTTATGGTAGTGCTGGTAATATGAACCATATTACGGATGATGATGAAAGACTAGTCTTAGCAAAGAACTATTATATCCATGCTCAGTATATGAAAGCTGTATTAGAAGATCAGGGCAAGTTTAATGACTATAGACTCGTAGTTGCTGAAGGCTTATACAAAAAAGGCCCTAATGAAACTCTAGAAATGGACAGCATTGCTGACCTAAAACGTAGAGGTAGAGCTGTAGTATACGAGCTTAGAGACAACTATGGCAACATTGCATTAGAAAAAACGTTTGATTTGGCCCTATATTTTAAGGATAGAGTTGAGTTTGATAAGATGATATTGAACTATGACACATATGCACCAGGTGGTAAGCTTCATGCCCAAATCATATTAGTTACTCCAGAAATCATACCAGCTTGGGAAGTTGAGTTTAAGAACAATATTGAGACACGATTTAACAATTACGTTCAAACAACTGGAGAACTTGTGGAAATTTTGAATAAATAGGGCTAAGGAGAAGTAATGGCTAAAAGAGCATTTTCTATTGAAGATGGTAATATTACCGGTAACACTATAATTTCCTCTACGAGTAGGGTTTATAGTGATATTGATCTTGCTTTCTTGGCTAGACCGTCTGGCGATGTCTATAAGAAAACACAAGTTGCTGCTGTTAAACAAGCGATTAAGTCATTACTGTTGACTGGTCAAAATGAAAAGCCTTTTGCTCCGTCATACGGTGGAGATTTAGGCACAGCACTCTTTGAGTTACATACTGACTATGAACCAAAGAGTTTGGCCGATAAGATAGCTAATGCTATACAAAGACATGAACCTAGAGCTTTAGTGCTTGAAGTAGCGTTAGATACTATTCCAGATCGTAATGAGTTAAAAGCAAGGATAACGTTTCAAGTATTAAACATCGGAGAAGTTGTAACGCTAGACGTCAATTTAGCGAGGTTAAGATAAATGGCTACTACTATTAAATCCACAGATCTAGACTTTGAAAATATCAAAGCAAGTCTAAAAGATTATTTTAAGAACAAAGATGAATTCCAAGACTATGACTTTGAAGCTTCGGGTCTGAATAATATCCTCGATGTTTTAGCGTATAATACTCATATCAATGGCCTAACAGCAAACTACGCTCTAAACGAATCTTTCTTACAAACTGCACAGCTTCGTAGTTCTGTAGTCTCTCATGCAGAAACTTTAGGTTATGATGTGAGGTCAATGGTAGCAGCGAGAGCTCTCGTTAAATTGACTGCTAATCTATCATCAGTATCTAATCGTGCATCTCAAATACAATTGGCAGCTGGTGCAACGTTTAGTGGTTCCATCGATGGAGTAACCTACACTTTTAGAACACTTGATACTTATTTTGGCAGAGACAATGGATTTGGTACTTACACATTTGTCACAGAGACTGGTTCTACCGATATACCAATCTATGAAGGCGTAGAAAAGACCAAGACATTTTATGTAGGTGAAAAGACAGAGCGACAGATCTATATCATACCAGATAAAAACATGGATAAAACGACTGCGGTTGTACAAGTATATCAAACTGCAGGTGGGAGCGCTTATGAACAATACATCCCAGTAAAAGATGCGGTTCAAGTAGATGAGAATTCTAGGTTGTTTACCATACGTGAAGCTCCGAATGGGTTTTATGAATTAAACTTTGGTGATGGTATATCTTTTGGTAAATCACCTGATGCTGGAAACAAGATCGTAGTTACGTATCTACAGGTAAAAGGACCAGCTGCAAATGCTATTACTTCATTCACTTCTACTTCTACGGTAGAGTACGCTAATCAAAACTTTAGTCTTAATGTAATCACATCTTCTGAATCGAGTAGAGGTGCCAATAAACAATCGATCGATTCTATAAAGCTATTAGCTCCATACGCATATGCAACTCAACAAAGATTGGTGACGTCTCTTGATTATAAGACAACGATCTTAAGTAACTTTACTGACGTTAGGGATTGTGCAGTATGGAGCGGGGATGAAAACGTACCTGTGGATTATGGTGTAGTTTATGTTTCACTCAAATATAATAATGGTACATCACAAACTATAAAAGATGCAGTAGAATCTTCGATCGTAAATAACTTTACTAACAACTTGTCAGTCATGTCAATAGATACTAAGTTCATCGAACCCACCGAAGTACTCTTAGAATTAAACACTGAGTTTAACTTTGATCCTGCTTTGACTGGTGTTACTATCGTTGCAGCTGAAAATGAAGTATTTAGTTATCAAAAAAATTATATACTCAATAACTTAAATAAGTTTGATGCTGTATTCAGGCGTTCGAACTTAGCTACAGAGATTGATGCTCTCAATACGGCGATACTTTCGACTATGATTGACGTAAAAGCACAACTCAGATTCGTACCTACGCCTGGAACAGAAACAACACATAGCGTAGCGTTTCCAATGAAGATAGCTTCTCCTAGCTTCACCGAATCAAGGGTCACATCTACTACATTCCAACTCGATCAAAAAGTAGTTCAACTCAGAAATAAGTTAGGTGCTACTACACTACAAATTTATGACCTTGACGGTAATGTCATGAGAGATAACGTTGGTCAATATAATCCTCAAACTGGAGTAGTAGATATCGTAGGGTTTAACCCGCAATATCTGTTATTTGGGGTTGATTACCTGAAATTATCAGTTGTACCAGAAAATCCAGGTGCATTAAAACCTTTACGTAACTATGTATTGGGTATTGATGAAACCAGATCATCAGCAACTGCTATCATTGACAGACAAACGACATCACTAGAAGTTGAAGTTTAATGGCCTCATTTGAAACATTACGAGATTTTTATAGACAAGATGCTAATCTAAGGCAGAGTATTGTCCGTGATGTTTTGCCAGAACATTTCTATGAAGATTATCCTAACCTTATATCTTTCTTAGAAGGTTATTACGAGTACATGGACTCGAATGATGAGTTCGGTGGATATATCCAAGAGCTCATCTCTGTGAGAGACATCGAAGATCAAACACTCAGAAAACTTGATTACTTATTTTATGAACTAGCGCTAGGTGTATCTAACGAACAATTCACTAATGCTCGAGAAGCAATCAGAAACTTTGGTAACTTCTTTAGAGTCAAAGGTACTTTGTTTTCAGGAGAAGGGTTCTTTAGAGGGTTTTATAATGAAAGCGTAGAAATATCTTATCCTAAAGATTCTCTCTTTAAGGTTGGTGAGTCTACGGTAGGTGTAGAAGATGGAAAGGTGATGCAAGATGGTGCTAAGTACCAAATATTCTCTATCTTTGTTAAGTCTCCTCTTTCTTTAGCTACATGGGGTCAATTGTGGAGAAAGTACGTACATCCGTCAGGGTTCTTCTTATCTGCTGAAGTACTGCTTGAAGGTATACCAGATCCGCTGAACCTAGTAACAGATGAATCCATGCCAGATCCATGGAAAAATATATATCGTTTATTTAGCTCATATACATTAGTCTATGATAGTGATACAGCACAAGGTGAAGCAAGTCATGTAAACAACTATGGTAACGGCTTGACTATGCTTGGTATCACTCAGGCTCAAGATTATATGTACAATCCAGCTAGGACGAGTGCATATAGACTCATATCTCATTTTGATTCTGATGCGGTCTTTAGTCCAGTATGGGCTGATATCCAAGACTCAAACATGAAAGCTCCTAAGGATGTTAATAACAGACATTATGCTTCTATAAATGACTTGATGACTGTATATCGTAATGTGAAAGATTGGGCAGATTGGGGATTATTCTTAGACCAAATACGAGATTCAGCAGGCAGACCTGTTGTTACGATGGATAACCAATATGAAACGTTTGATAATGTGATGCATCAAACAGTAGAAGGACCATATGTTGATAGCGGTTATGCTCAATTCGGTGGTACTGCTGGTTATACATTTAATGGAATAAATAAAAGATCTCAGCAATACAATCGGTGATTCTGTTATAAATAAGATAAATTAGTAAGGTTATTTAGATGGCAAGACAAAATATTTATGTTGGTGCAGCAGGTAACGACGGGACAGGTGATGACCTCCGTACCGCAGGCATAAAGATAAATGATAACTTCACCGAGTTGTACTCAGTAACTAGTACGCTATCGCTAAACTTGAGTGCACAACAGACTACAAGTGAAGGCATATCTTTCGCTAACTATGGCATACGGTTTGATGGCCCTAACTTAGATTCAGGAACTACATATGTTGAGTTAGTGCCATCAGTTGGTACAGGTCAAAACGTGATTACTATGCCAGATAGTACCGGTACTATGGCTCTTGTAGGTTATGTAGATGCAGAAATCGCTAAACTAGATTCTGCATTTGTATTATCAAGGCATGGCACTGGGACTACTCTATTAGATTCAGCACGAGCTATCTCTCTTATTCGTGCTTACGCTGAAGATTCTTCTGAGATCTTAAACTCAATCGATTCTGCATACGTTATGTTTAGACAGAGCTATGATTTTAATCAATTGATCAATGTACCGCCACTCTTAGATTCAGGTAAGGTCTTAAACTTCACCTATACTCAAACAAGAGCAGATAGCGATTTTTTAGATTTCCTAAACTCCCATATTGGTAACCCAACTCGTACGCTCGAGGGCGTAGATTCAGCCGTAATTTATTTGTCTGGACAGATCCTAGGATCTACGACAGATGATGTACCAGAAGGACCAACTAGCGGTAGGGTATATTATACAAAAGCAAGGTTTGATTCAGACATCGCTACAACATTTGATAGCATTGGCCAAGATCTGCTACCTGGATTAGACAGCACTTATGATTTAGGTTCACCTACTCGTAAATGGAAAGACTTACACCTTTCAGGTAATACGATCTATTTAGGTAACACGACTATCACAAATGATGGTTCTAATATCAATTTTGGCATTCCTATTACTGCTGAAATCGTCGTAGTCAATTCCGTGGACGTTGGATCAAATGTTATCCAATCATCTACCGATCATTTAAGATTAAGACCAGCTGGTGGACATGACGTAAGGTTACAAACTATTGATGGTGCAAATATATTTACAGCTACTACCAATAACTACATATATGTTGGCGATTCTGCTGGAGCAAATAACTACGGATGGTTACACGTAGGAAATAACACTACCACACAAAGAAATACATCGTCTACGACCCAAGGTGCTATACATTATAATGAGACTGATAACACATTTGAATTCAAGGACAATTCTGGTTGGTTTGCGCTAGATAAGAATACAGTATCAGCTACTCTAGCTACAGTAGCAACGACTGGT